GATGTGGGGTAGGTGACCGGGTCTGGCGGGGGTTCGTTACCGACCCCGGACCCAGACTGGACGTTTTGGCGGGGACTATTCGACGGCGGGGCGGTATTTCCTGCACCGTAGAGTTCTTTAATCCTGGCCGCGCGGGCCTCTAGGTCTTCTTTCGTGCCAGTGCCCAGCAGCGGCACATCCTCAGGTTTGATGCCGTGGGCTGCTGCGACCTCTAGCAGCAGGTTCGTGGTTTGGGCTTGGGCGAGTTCCTGCTGGGCGGCGGCTAGTTTCTCTTGGGCTAGCTGGAGTTCTGATTTCTGCGAGTCCTCATGCTGCTGCCATTTCTGGGCGGCGGCTTGAACTGCATCGCGTTCTTGCCGGGTTTTTTCCAGCTCCGCTAGGGCTTCTTCCAGGGTCATCTCCGGGGCTGGGGACTGCGATGGGGAGGACTCTTCCGGGTTCTGCACAGCAGGGTTCGTGGTTTCTTCCTGTTTTTCGTCTTGGGTATCGGTGATATTATTCGGCATAATTGCCTCCTTGATTGTGTGAAATGTAGGGGGTGGGTATAAATAAACCCCACCAGACCGGTGGGGTTAGTCCATAGCGATGCGAGCCCTTCCGCGTTTCAAACGCACTTAGGTCGAACTCCTCAAAAACAGGCAGATTTGGGCATAAGATAACCCGTAATCTCATTACATGAAATTACGGGTGTGTTGACGCTTAAGCGGCCAAATAGTTCACAGGGGTCATAGTAGCCTTCATGTCTACCCATTCTTCCAGATGGGTTTGGATGTGCATCTTAACTACTTCCCCATCAGACTTACGGACAAGCGCCACAGGAGTTCCAGGAGGGTTTAAGAACCGCTTATCTCCCTGAAAAGACTCCAACGCGGCAATAGTAG